GGGCTCGGATACGCACCCCCCTAATACTACGTCATGTAGTCCCCCCCTCTACGATACGTAGTATTTAATACTACGTTATACACAACTAACTTGTATGCAATCATTTTAGCACTCTTAAAGTTCGTTGATTAATATAAAAGGGCGCTTTCGCGCCCATTTTTTACTGATTGCTACCGGTACCTTCACAAGTAATTGATCCATCTCCAGTGCATACAAACAATCGAGTTTCATTATCATATGTTATGCTTCCGGTTAATGTTGGAGCAACTTCTTGATTTATAGGAATAATAGCAATACGGCTAATTCCTTTATATAATACAATAGGCATTGTTATTGTTTCATTTGGTCCAACATATATCCCTTTATCTAATTCTTCATCATCTACGACATATATAACATTTTGTGCGTTATAGCTACCAGTTGGTGACGTATTTATAAATGTAACGTTAGCGATTCCAAAATCACTATCTCCGCCTCCTCCGCTCTCACATTCACAGATCACCTCACCGGTATCCTCGTCTACCACCTTCGCATTTACTTCCACGGCTGTTTCGTCATAATCCGTTACCATGACTCTACGTTCACCAAATCTCGCTGCACTCTGAAAATCCATGTTATACCCTCCTTATTCAATAACATTTTTCATACATCGCCCATACGGCGACAATGCTCTTTTCACAAAACTTGTTATAGATCCTCACCATTTCCTCCGGCTCGTCATCCGGTACGGCCTGGATCGCAGTTATTGCCAGATCGTCTACGTCCTCAAACATCCGCTGATTAAGGATAAGCGCGTCTTTTAAGTTATCCGGTCCGATGATCTCCCGCTGGTCCTGGTCTTCATAAATGATCAAATATGTCATATGATCACCTCTTAATAATGGACCGGGACCCGGATAACTTCGATCTGTCCGTAAATATCCACCGCCGCTGTGTACGTCTGCAGAGCGGCAAGTCTGATCACGTCGCCAGGCTCGCACCACTGTATCAAAGTACTGTTGACGCCACCACCGCCTCTCATGTCATAACCGCGACAGGCTCTGTATCTCTCGCGCGCTCCGTTTCGCCATAGTGAGATATACATTGAAAAATCATATCCCGCATGGGCTTCGCTGGACAGGTTAGAATAAGTATCTATGATATACCAGCCCTGTTTGACAATCTCAAGGTTGGCGATCTCCACCGGTTCCGGCGCAGTCGGAGATACGTTTACCGTACCGCTTCTGAAAATATGTTCAGACAGGCTGTTCTCCTGCAGCGCCTGGATCGCCCCGGCCTGCTGCGTGTTCACGTTTTCGACCGCCGTCAGACGTGCGGGAAAGTTTCCAAGCAGATTGGTAAGCTCACCATCAGCAAGCATCTGTTCCAGCTTTTTGGATACCTCGCCGGATACGTCGAAAGTCTTGACATATTCCAGAGTATCCGCGTATTGCCGCAGCATCTTTATGATCCAGTCCAGATTCAATTCATGGAAATTAGTATAAGGAAAGTTATCAAAAATAGGCATTTATCTCACCTCCTTAATTGATCTGCCTGAAAGTAAGTTCCTGTTCAAGTTTTGTACCCGTGATAGAGTTTTCCAGATAAGCGATAAAATACCCGTGTTGAGGTTCCCCTGTAGTTGGGTCCAGCACCTCCTCGATCGTAAGGACCTCTGCGTCATTAAAACGCAGCGTCCCCAGATGGCGCGGCGTAAACGTGAAATCCGTTCTTTCCGGTAAAGTTCCAGGCATTGTAAAAGCCTCCTTTCTTAATATACCATGACGCAAAAGCGCCCCTTAAACATATTAATGATCCAGTCATAGATATTTGTTTTAGCAATTTCCAGTTCTTCCCGCAGCATCTGCTGAGAGGTCGTTACGCCGATATTTCCCGTCCGCCTGGTCTTCCTGGTGATCGTTCCTGTGTCTCTGTCGCTGTGTGTGTCAGAGTGGGACCCTGCGTCCTGTTGCGTGCCGGTGTTATTGGTCGTGTTCTGCTCCCGGTTCTGATAGTCTGTTGCGTTAAAGCCTGCTACCTTGTTTTCATGAACTTCCTGTAAATTGTCAGTTCGTGTGTTTCCGGTCGTTCCGGAAGACGTTCCGGCCCGCGTCAGATCTCTGCTTTCCGTTTCCACAACATCTCCGTCCACGTTCCAGATCGGATTGTATTCGAGCTGCAGCGCTTTCCATGCTCTGTCCCATACAGAATAATTTGCTTTCGCCCAGGACGTGATAATTGCTTTCATCCGGTCCGGGTCCGGATAAATGACTTCCAGTTCCGCAAGCTCTGACACTAACAGGTTAAGCAGCGCCCCGCGGTCCATTCCATCCGGCAGCGTCAAGCCGTCAAAGATGGTATTATCCCAGTTATACAAGCCCCGTATCGACATTGTCGCCATCGTTCGCGCCCCCTTCCCGGATCGTCTGGTTCTCAAACCGCATACGGACGGAAAGATCCAGACCAAACATATTATTTACTCTTTCCAGGCTCGCCCGGATCTCTTCAAGCCAGCCCTCTGCTAAAGTCCGGGTCTGCGTGTTGTTCGCCTGGACCTCTGATTCAGAGACGCCGGACGCTTTGGAGATATTCACATTGGGAATCCCTACAAGGGTATTAAATTCACTGTTGATGTTAAGCAGCGTGTTGAAGATATCATTACTGATATACGTTTGTTTCAGATTCTGATTAAACATCACCCAGCGCGGGGACCCGTCTTCAGTGAAAAGCTGTTTATCCGCGAATTGTGCCGGCTGCCCGCTGGCGATGTTATCAAATAATTTTTTGAAACTTTCTGCCTCTGCCTTGTTTCCGCTGGCGAATACATACGCAAGTTTGGAGTTAAGCAGATTTACGCCGATAGCCTCAGAGCATAGCGCCATCAGATCTGCGTAATAACTCACGATATCCCACGCCCCGCCATAGTCCGGCTGCATCCGGACAGATTCCGTATCAATTCCAAGATCCGCCTTGATGCTTCCTTTTAATAAAGGATTTGCGATCATGGAATATTTCGGTCTGTAAAATACGTTATATCCGCCCAGTACACCCGCTTGCGGGATGATGCCGAAAGTCCGGGTCTTGATCACCTCACAATGACCAAGCACAAACAAGGTGTATCTGAAATAATCCGCGTCCCAGTTTTCCGGGATCCCGTCAAAGTCAAATACATAAATGATTTTCTGAATCAGATACCGCTGGAAATACCATACAAGCATTGTGTCTTTACAATGCACTGTCCCCGGCCGGAACTGGCTGTTATATACATTTTTATAATCGTAGCTTGTGGGGATATGTCCACTTAACAGATCCATAGCCTCACCTCCCCCTCAATCCAAAGTATTTCTTACGCCCTGCACCGATACCCAGTATCAGACCCAGGCCAAGACTTCCTCCGTCCCCGGATGGACCCGGACCCGGTGTATAGTCTTCCAGTTTAGTAAAATTCTGACCAAGAAGCTGGATTTCTGTTTCGTCTGTCGTAAAATACGCAGCCGCCGGCATGACGCCGTTTGGCACCATCCAACAGACATTCCCGGCGCTGCAGGTCTGCCCGCTGTTTACCAGGCTGATAGAATTCTGTAAGCACTGGTCAAGATGTACATGATCGCCGGTCACAAAACCGGCCGTCCCTGTATGGCCGATCAGCTCGCCCTGGTTAAAGCTCGTCTTTGACGGCGGGTTATTGTCGTGCATAAACAGGAAAGCAAGCCATTTGACGCCGGACGGAGTAAGGACCTGCGAATCAGAAACATACATGCAGATATTATCGGACCCGGACAGGCTGATCCTGTGACAGTCCACCGGCGCGTAATAGGGATAAGTGGAGCTGCTCCCCTTCCAGTCTGTCGCCGTGCCGCAACAGTGGGAATAATTACCGGGTCCTGCTACCTGCGTACAATACATATAATCAAGCGGGAACAGCGCGCACTGGTAAGTGCTGCCGCCGATATATTTATATGCTGTCTGTCCTGCTCTCATTTCCAGCACTCCTTTAATTTTTGCCTGCAGATCTCCACGCGCTCCGGGTCCTTGCCGTATGTGATATAGATACTGAGGACCTGTATCCGGTTATTCTCTGAGAATCCGGAAAGGTCTAAAGGAATAAGATCTTCCAGGTCCTCGCCGGCATCCAGGGCCGCGCCGATCTGATCCATTAAATCATTCATCAGTCCCGCGCCTCCGTAACACACAGGATACCCATGACAAGGACCAGCGCCCAGCCGATGATCTGTAAAAGGTCGATATCACTCATAATAAAACCCGCTTTCCATAGTTTCTTTTATGATGTCGTGTTCTTCTTCGGTTCCGTAAATAGAGATATCCGCGTCCTGTATCATCATATATCCGCCCAGGCTTGCCGGTGTATGGACTGCACACAACGGCCGGCCATTATGACTGTTATCATCCGCGGCCACTTCATGATGGATCGTGATCAGATAGGGCTGTCCGTTTGCCATACCCAGCCAGCCGCCGGAGCTGCCTATCGTTTTTCCGTTGACGTTTCGGCTGCGGCTGATCTCACCGATAGCCGCCGGTAGCTGAGTGATAGCGCCCGGATTTCCCTGCAGTAAATTCAATCCGATGCCGGCAAGGTTTGCCAGGGCCTGCCCTCGTTCGCCTACATCTTTGGTCTGTGCGATCTCGATCTGGACGCCGACCTGTGCATACCAGCGCTGAACCTCTGCAGCATTTACAAGGCCGTCATCATTGGAAGAATAGAGAATATACAGGCCTTCCCCGGTGATCGGGTCTATATCCAGGGTGATCCAGATATAATTCTTATTTGCGAAAAGATCTGCCGGGATCTGGACTGATCCCATTTTTGGCAGGTTTAGATATAATTCCGTGAAAGGTTCGCAATTAAGAAATTTACCACGGACCGCCGCCTGCGGATGCTGCTGCACCGGAAAGCGCGCGTTATATCGGTACGATTCCTTAACAGCGACCGGATAATATTCAAAACCCGTAAGCTCGTTTGGCCCCAGATATAGAGTGTTTCGCGGCGTATCCGGATTGATGCGCGGACAGTTCGGCACCCATGTTATAGATTTGATGTAATCAGTAAATGGATTTTCAGCGATATAAGCAATGTTATTAAGCTGATCCTGTGTCAGCGTCTGCTGTCCCTGGAAAACAGCGGCGACCGCGTCCGTAGCTTTCGACATATAAGACGCCGCGTCGTTAGTATTAAATACCTTACCCAGAAAGGCGAAAAACTGCGCGGGAATCATCGCAATATAATTAAGACCGCCGACAAGCTGGATACCAAAACCCGCATTGTAAGATAGAAGGCCAACGACATAATAGCCCTGCAGCAGGCTGGCGATTCCGGACGTTGTAACGTTCCACCAGTTCCCTCCGGTCCCGGCCGTTATATTATATGTATAGGTCGCCCGCATTGGGTACATAGTATCGCGAATCAGTCCGTCACGCTGCGCGCTGGATCTCAAAACGTAAAAGCTCTGAGCGCCAATAACAGTTTTCCAGCTTGCCATTGGGTCCGCATCAAGCTGTACTGCCCAGATGTTTCCAGGCTCCTGCGTCCATTCCCGAACGAAATAATAACGCTCATCAAAAGCCGGGATATATGCATAGTTAAACGTAGGAATAGTGTCAGAAAGTGACGTTATCTCAATGACCGGATGGATGATCCCGGACGGGGCTTTGATCCGGCACGGGAAAGTAGTGCCGGACCCCGTGGGCCGGGCCGTGGAGTTCTTCTTTTTGGAAAAGCTATAGAAAGTAACATTAAAAGCCATAACCCGGCCCCTCCTTCCTTATTAGTCGAGTTTAAGAATGATACCCTTTTCCGTGAAATCGGTATACCACTTCTGAACGTAGCTGTAAAAGATATTGCTATAGTGTCCGCGCGCGTTAAACGGAGTAGCCATTGCCCGTTCGTCCTCTGTGACAATGCCCATGGCATCGACATCGTACATGACACCGATGATATCGGACGCCTGCTGACGCGCGCCGGTCACGATATTACCGGACGCGTTCAGATAAGACGGGGTTACATCGATAGCCTCCGGCGTCTGGATGGACTGCCAGTAGTTCATCGCCTCAGTGTCCGCCATCTTAAGATACGTGTTATCGAAAGTATTCGCGCGGACTCTGGCGTTGATAGCATTCATAAAGGGCGCGTACATTTTGACCTTAAGATTGTCGCGCTCCGTATGCTGATTGATCGGCTTGCCGGTGACGTTGATCTGGAAGATCTGCGAGCGCTCAGACATCAGGCCCGCCAGGGTCTCCAATCTCGCATACAGCCAGTAAATGAAATTCGGGAAGTTGTCCGGTGATTTAACGCTTGTCGCCGTCAGACTCTCGCCGGTTTCCGCGTTGTATTCGGTGAGCAGGTGGATAACGCCGTTATTTGCCGCCAGCTTTCCGCCGATAAAATTGCAGATAAGCATACGCGCGACGCTCTCGATCTTCTGCTCTTTCTGGTTTTCAATGTTGGTGGCGATCATCGCAAAGAAGCGCGTCAACTCTTCCGGACCGCGGAATGCAGCGTCAAGCTGTTTCATGAGGATAGACGGGGACTGCAGCTCATAGGTATTCTGCCCGTAGAAATTAAGCTGCAGGACGTTAGCTTTCTTTACGATCCAGTGGTCGATTGACTGCCCGTCTACCAGTTCAAACTGCGCGGCGTCCTGCCAATCTACATCTGCAATCTTAAGTTTTCTGATGATGCTGCCCCACTCCATAGCTGACATCTGCAGATCGGAGAGCTTACGATTGTACGGACGGGCGGAAAAAAGAGTTCTTCCGATGATCTGCGTAATTGCATTAAGTACCTTATCATATCCCGCTTCAAGTGCGGTAGTGCCGACCGAGACAAAATCGGCCGGGCTGGTCGTCTGGATATTGGTGTTTCCGGTCGCCTGCTTTACAATAGAGTTTAACAGTACGGCCGCCTGTTCATATCCCATCTGATTTACTGACATATTATATACCTCCTTTTATTTACGCGGCTCCGGCCGCATGAGTTCGCCCAGGATATCCTCCGGCGTCTTTTCCTTTTCCTGCCCGCCTGGCTGCTGCATTGCCAGGATGTTAGCCGCCTGCAGCTCCGTTAGTTTCTGATCCATCTTGCCAAGCAGGGCCGCGATAGCGCTCTGAGCGTCAAGTCCCGGCTGTGTCGGCTGTGTCGGCTGCGCTGGTTCCGGTTCCTGCGTGGGTTCCGGGTCCGGCTGCTGGATCTCTTGTTCGTGCATTTCGTTGATCTCATCGCGGGTATATCCCGCCTCCAGTAGTTTAAGGATCTCTTTGTAGGTCATTCTCTCACCTCCTTATAATGGTACATCGTTGGAATATAGAAAATTGATGATGCTTTGGACCTTCGTATAATTTTTGCCAAGCGCCTTTTTACGCTGCTCGCCGTTGCCATAGTCACCGGCTAAAGTGTTGATCGTCTGCTGCAGGATGATAACAGCATCTTTTAACAGCGCGCCGGCGCGGTCGCCGGAAATGTCAATCTTTATCTCGCTCATGCTGTATCAGTCCTTTCAGTTCTACCAGGGCTAATGTATTAGCGTCCAGCGCGGCCTTTAGTGCGTTTATTTCTTCCTTATGTTCTGCCAACTGCTCTTTCATAAAATAGAATAGTGCGATACAGGCGACGATCGGGAAGCCCAAGCTTCCGATCAGATTGCCAACGGCTCCCCAGTCCATAGAATCACCGGTCCTTTCTAAATAAAGCCCCGGTTTTCTTGTGCAGTCACGCACTTTTCCCGCTCCTTCTGAGAGCTGACTGTTGGGATCCCGGGGCTTCATAGCTAAATAATTAAACTACTTAATCATATCTTATTATACACCTGGAATAAATATTCCGTCAAGTGGTTTTCAAATTTTATCTGATCTCTCAAATAGGCATCGTACAGATAGTAAAACTTCCTTCTAAAGCGCTCTGTGTCGATCTCGCTTGTATTATATCGTTGAGGGTTTCCTTTAATATGTTCCGATACATAAAAGCCCCTTTCCGGGTTCTTATTCTTATAGATACAGATCCCCCCTATCGCGGCGATCGGGTCATAATGACGCAGATCCATGGACTTGATAGATTTTCTTTCGACCTCTACAAAATCATTATCCAGGGCCATTTTTGCAAACTCTGAGCTTTCGCCGGTAAGCGTATATAGTGAAGTCTGCTTTTTCTTATCGCTGATCGGTGATCGGTTTATACATATAAGAAGAAGGCCGCGGCGCTTGTCTTCATAGATCGCGTTATCCTGCTGCAGGCTCATCTTTAAAGCCCTATTTACTATATTGAGTTCCAGGAAGTAAGGGTTATCAACATTATTACTATTTGAAAGCCCCATGAAGTAAAGCGGCTTTTCCCCTTTTAATTCCCTGTTACGTCCGATCGTTTCCAGGGTATTAAACAGTAATTCAGCCTCCCCTTTTATAGGCCGCTCTGACTTCATAGGAATAAATTCATCATAGAGGACATATGAAATATCATATCCGTCATAACCGCGGATATTACCGGACGTCGAGACCGGCAGAGCAAGGCCGATCTCCTCGCCGACTTTTACCCGCTTTCCGTTCTCGTCTGTTTCGCTGTCAAAGAATCCATACATTGACGCGCCCAGGGAATAAGGGTAATAATTCCATCCCTGATCGTTATTCAGAGTTTTAAATGGCATAAAGCGATCATTGGCGATCAGATCGATCTGCGTTTTAGTCCGACGCAGCATGATGAATTTTTCGCCGGTCTCCTTATTCCGGCGGACGGCTTCCAGCAGCGCGCCGTAAGTCTTGCCGATCCCGCGGCCGCCCCAGATCCAGGCGTATACAAGCCCCTTTTCTTCCTGGTATGCTCTGATTTCTCGAATGTTAAGGTATCCGTTTTCATCGAATAGTTTCATATTATATCCTTTCGTATATACGTACGTATATAAAGAAAAAAGACCAGCCGGCGGGCGGCGGGTCCTTTTTCTCCAATTCAATCTATAGAGGAAGTTATGAGAGAACGGCAAATTTTATTCGATTGTGCAGCTCATATATGAGCGTCCGGCTTTACTGGTCCCGGTCGTTACCAGGATCCCCGGCAGTTCATCGCCGAAAATATCAACGATCTCATAAAAGCGCTGCTTAAATGTTTCGGAGATTGTGCTGTAAACCTGTCCTTCCTTGTCCATGATAGCCAGGACTCTGACAGTGTCGCCCTTCTGGTTCTGGTCTTCGTATTCAAGCCAGGTCTCGACATCCAGGACCAGGCCGGTGGCCTCCTGGATCGATTTGGTTTCACCCTTCGTGAGCTTGTAAGCTTCTCTCTTGTCAAACTGTGTCTTGTTAGCTTTGATTACTTTCATGATGGTTTCCTTTCTGGTTTTGAGATTTGAGATTAAGTCAATGAAGTTTTTATTCTTTAAGCGGCCCGCCCGCTTAAATACTATTATAGTACGGCTCGTTAAAAATAGCAAGGTAAATTTCCGGATTATGCAAGATCCGGTAGTAATCGCCGGCAATTCCTATAGTATAGGAAGAGGGACGAAGCGTCAGATTCCGGGTTATATACAGCCGGTGTATGGTCCGGCGCGGCCGGCCGTGATAACGGGATCTCGTCGCCTTTTCCAGTATCGTATAATAACCATAGTCCTCGTCGTTATAGATCGATTCCAGGCCGCCGGCATCGTGAAACGTGAAACCGGTTTTAAAATTAGTAATATCATTTTTCATCTCGCGGGGTCCGATGGACTTTGATACGCCGGCTATAGTTATATGAAGCTTTCCCTTTTCGACGTAGCAGTACTTTTTGGCGCCCAGCGTCATAAACTGTTCGTATCCGCCGGGTCCGGTTTCCTTTTCATATACGCCCATATAATGACGATGGCCTGCCGGATCGTCTGCATATGCCCCGTTATGCTCTGAGAGCTTCCGGCGGTCCCGGTTATACTTCTCGAGTTCCGGGATCTCGCCCAGGTATTTAACAGAATCCGTATCGGAATATACAAAGCCATTAAACCGGATCCCGGTATCCGGATCCACTGCATCGTGTGCCATCTTAATAACTTTGTGCAGCTCCCGGCGCGCATACGCTGTACACCAGACGCCCCAAGCATAACTTTTATAAGGATACTTTTCAGATTCCGCCAGTAACTCCGCGATGGACCGGCTATCTATCACATAATTATTATCTTTATAGATCTCCCGGATCTTCGCCGGGTCCTGCACTGTGTCGCCATAGATGGCGTTAAGTTTGGCTTTATCTTTCATGTAATAGATCTCCTGCCCCTCAACTCCTTTCAGCTCCGTCTTGCGGCGGTAGTATTTCAAGTTCTGGTCTATCCACTCCACCGGCAGTCTGGCATATCTGCAGGTCGTCGCCTGGATGATCTCATAACCGCCTATCTCGTATTCATCCAGGATGATCCGCAAGTCTATATCTGTTACTGTTGTTTCCAGGTATGACGCGTAAAGAATACGGCCGTTGTCATACATGAATTTCTCGCGCTCCTCATCGCGGACAGTCTGGACGTTTCCGTTCTTATCCTTGATTCGCTTAAGGCAGCATATCCGCCGGCATTTATCGCGGGACAGATACGGCGCGCCCCAATCCGGCCGCTTTAGGTGGATATCCTTAAGCGCGATCCGGACCAGGACAGCGCGGCGCTGCTTTCGTACCATGTTCCAAAAGGCTGCGTCGTCAATTGGCTTGTGCGGCGTGTCCCAGATGCCCATAGGGTATAATTCATTGACCTGACAATCCGGATATGATGAGGACCGGTCAACAGAATTGACGCCCTGGAGGATCTGCCCGGTATAGTACCTGTTAGCGTGGGTATCGCCGCCCCGGAAGGCTTCACGCAGCATCTCAAATACTGGCAGCGTCGGCTGCATCCGCTTGATGGCCACTTTGGGGAATGCCTGCATGGCCTTCTTTAACTCCCGCCGGACGTATCCGGTAGATGTCAGCGGGATACTATACAAGTCGTCATGGTCAATAGACATTTCCTTCTCAATGGCCTGTATCAGACCTACGACGTCGGCCACTATATAGGATATCTCGAACGAGGACAGCGGCGTCCAGGGATAGCGGATCTTACTATAATTAAATCCGTGAACTTTCGCGTAAGTTACGCCCATCTTGTGAGTATACTCGTCAAGACTCATATTGCTATGCAGATAGCTGCAGCGATACTCAATATTTCCGGTCACGGCTTTTAAGATCTTCCTGGATCTGACTATGAACACAGCATCATCATGATTGAAATCAAACCAGCTTCGTAAAAACTGAAATTCAAAGCTTAAATTATGAACATAGACAACGATCCGGGACAGATCCGGCAGGCCGGCGGTGAAACGTTCTATGAAGCTGACGTATTCCGGCCAGGTCCTGCCGATGCAGACAATGATATCATGGCCCACGCTGGCAGCGAATTGCCAGACATACATTATAGACTGTTCTATCTCTTCTATCCTGGTCGTCTCGATATCAAACGCGCAGGTATAACAGGGATATCTGACGCCTGCATTGTGACCCTTTGGTATCGGCGGGCCGAAAGGCAGCGCCCGCAGGGTATCATATGGAAAAGAATCAATATCATAAATTTTCATCCTAAAAGGTCCGTCAATTTAGCGATAGTGAGACGGCCCTCAGATGGTGCATTATAAAGAGTAGCCGCCAGCTTTTCCGCTTCCCTTTCATTGGTCAAATAGTTACTGAAATGTTTCCGTAGAGTCTCCGGCCTCATACCCCGGCTGACTGCTTCATCGTATGCCTGCGCAACAGATCCGGATCCGGCAAGCCGGCCGCCGGCGCGGGTCCTCATCTCGCCCATAAATCGACCGAATTTGACAGGATCGCGGGCCGCAGCCTTTTCCAGGCCGGACCGCTTAAGGGCTTCCTGCATGGATTCCGCATAGGCACGATAGCCGGGGCGCGTGGTCCGGGGATCCCTTAAAAAGGTAGATACTTCTAAGATCTGCTGGCGGATCTCCTCATCCGTCAGAGATCTGCCGGCGGGAAAGTTCCGGCGCGCTAAGTCAGAATCGCCGTAGCCGGACTCAGTAAGACGGGACGCGCGCTTGTTTGCGATCCGGCGGAGGGCGGCGTATTCGCTGCGGAGTTCACGGCCGGAAAGGTATTTAGCGGTTGACGGATTATATAGCTGGCGCTGAGTGCCTCTAAAGTTGCTTGCCATAGTTTATCCCTTTCTACAATGTGCGTTCAATTTGTCCATGATGCGGGCATATTCTCCATCGGTCACAACGTCATCCATCCACATTTTTAACATAGCATATGCGCAATCGCGATATTCTATCGGTTTGATTTCTACCTGTACGGCATCCAGTGTTTGCGCTTTTTCTATCTCTTCAAACACCGGACCTATCGCTAACCTCTGGCTAAAATGAGGATAGCGAAAACATATTTTCCATTTTAGAGCGTCCGCATCAATCAACCTCATTCTTAGCCCTCCCAAAATAATAGAAGTTATAGCAGGCCCGATGTACGGCCACAAGCTCACGGCGTTTCGTATAGCTGTATTCACTATCGGACCAGTCGCAGGCCTTGCCGCAGAACCTGCAGCGGGTTATATAACCCTGTCTTTTCTCAATAGAGCGGACCGCTCGTTCAGTCAGCATCGCCACTGGAAAGCCCCCTTTCGATATCTAACATAGTGAGGTTGTGCATATGCTCCCGGATGAGGCGCTTGATGAGGCCCTGGCGGTTTTCCACGGTGTCCAGGAACGTAATGATATCATGGTCTACGTCCTTCTCCAGTTTCAGCGATATCTGTACACGCTTGTGAGGGTTGCGGCCCCGGCCTTCCGGGAAGACCAGGGCGACATGATTGCCTTGACTGTATGCGACGTGGCCGCCGTAGTCGTAGGCGAAAGCGGCAGCTGCATCTGTGTTGATCTGCGTCTGATCAGTGTCAAAGTAAATATCAATATAGTGACCGCTGGACGCGATCTGCACAGCGCCCGGGATCTCGTGGCGGGCGCAGAGGACGACGTTGTTAAGATTCATAATAATTTCTCCTCTCGTTCATCATTCTATCACATTCCTGGCGGCGTTTCAGTATCGCCAGGGCCTTACCATACTCAAAACCGGAATATATTGGTAAATATCCGGCTCCTTCTCTACGTTCTACCAAATATTCGTCACCATGACCAAAATTGATCCGGGTAATAATGAAGTCATCGCCTTCACGTCCATAAACTGTCGTTGCCATGATCAGGCCTCCTCTCTGATGTAAAGGGATGCAGTGCCGTTGCAGAATGTATACCGGCGGTCGCCCTTGTATTGGTGCCGGAGCTGGTAGCCAAGATCGAAAGCGGCATCATAGCCCTCGTTAGTTTCCGGGTATTCAATAGAGATCGAATGATCGTCTACAAGGATATCGGCGCCCTGGTCGGCAGCCTGCAGCAGGTTGATAAGCATTGTAGAATCAAGTTTCATGGTGTAGATCCTCCATAGATTAAGATTTCGGGATACTCTCCCTTCGATTATTATACTATAGTTGTGTACACAAAGTCAATAAAAGTTATCCACAATTTTTATCAACTTATCCACAATTACAAAACGCGAGTGAAACGAGCGCGAGCTGATTGATTGCATACAAGTTAGTTGTGTATAACGTAGTATTAAATACTACG